TTCCTGAGCCGGTCCCAGTCGACGTCGATGAAGTCGCGCTCGGCCATCAGATCCCGTACCCCTTCACCGTATTGACGACGTCGCGCAGGCGCTGCTTCTTCTCGGCCTCGCGCTTGTACTCCTGACCGCGCTGCCAGTCCTTCACGACCTGCTTGTGCTCGGAGACTGGCACCTTGCCGGCGCGCTCCATGCGGTTGAAGTGCCCGAGGTTCATGGCGATCGACGGCGTCTCGCGCTGCCGTTGGACGTGCTCGGCGTCCACCCGGTAGGGCGGCGATCCATCAGACGGGTATATCCAGCGCTCGCGCACCGCCATCAGTAACCCCCACCTCCCTCTGGGCCACGAGGAGGGGTCTGATCGCCACCGGGACCGCGGTACTTGTAGTCAGTCTTCGGCAGGCCCATCGCCTCCTCGTATGCGTTCTTGCGCTTCATGAACTCGACCTTGCGCTGCCACCTCGCCTCCGGCGTGTCGATGTTGCGGACGAGGGCGTGATCAATGATTCCCTGCATGCTGTCGGGCTTCTCGGTCGCCCGCAGCGCGCGGATCAGTTCGTCACTCATGTGCCAGACCTCGGCGTAAACTGGGCCACCTTGCGGGCCCGCTCAACATCAGACTCGGCCTTCGCCTTCTGCTCAAGCGCATTGTACTGCGCCTGCGTCTTCTCGCGCTCGACGTCGGCCTGCAGTTCTGCCTGAATCTGCGCCAGCTTCATCTGGTGCTCGGCCTGCATCGCCTGAGCGTCGGCCGCCTGCTTGCGCTGCAGTTCCTGCATCTCCATCTGGGCCTTCATCTGGGCCATCTGCATCTGGGCCTGCATCTTCTGCGCCTGACCCTGCTGCTTCAGCTTCTCGACCTCCAGCTTCACGCGCTCCTCGCCGCCGCCCTGCTGCTGCTGGCCGCCCATCTGGCCCGACTTGATCTTCTGCTCGACGCCCTTCAGCGCCTCGTCCAGCACCGTCTCGATCTGCTGGCCGCCGCGGAAGCCGGCCGCGGCCCACTGCATCATGGCGATCAGGGGCGGCGCACTCTCCGGCGCGATCTGGATCAGCGGCATCGACTGCTGGATGAAGCCGGCGATCGCCTGAATGTACTCGACGCGCTCCGACTTCGTCACCGCGTAGTCAGCGCGCGCGATGTTGTCGGGCTGGATGCTGATCCGGTACTCGTTGTACTTCTCGCGGAGGTAGGCGAGCGCTTGCGGCGCGTACTTGCCGTCCGGGGTGTTCATGATGTTGGAGCGGGCGAGAATCGTCTCGTCGTCGAAGTGCTTGATCATGATCTGCGCCCGGATGCGCTGCAGTTCCGAGGCGAACTCCGAGAACATATCCTGCAGTGCCGTCACCCTGACGCTGGAGTAGCGGGCCTTCAGGCCCTGCTCGGTCGCCGTTACATTCGGCGTCGAGGCCGCGCCGCGCAGGATGTCCGACATGCCGGTCAGCTGGTTGAGCAGTTCGATCAACTCGCGCCGGTAGTCCCTGAGCGTCGACAGGGCGTTGACGATGTCGGCCAGCGGCATCCACTGCACCGAGCCCTGAATCCCGCCGCGCTCGCTGAAGCCGGCCCAGTTGTCGACCGGGATCAGCTGGTTGTCCATGCCCTCGTTCATCATGCGCTGGATGCCATCGGAGTTCTTGTCGTAAACCCCGACCGCCTTGATGGCGCGCTCCAGCCGCTCAATGCGCGTGCTGACGTAGTCGATCTCGTTGTAGAGGTCGCGGTGCAGCGTGAAGTCGGGCCGCGGCACCAGCGAGGACGTCGTCTCGTTCGCCACCATGAACTTTGGGCACGGCCAGAAGCCGTCGAGTTCGTAGGGGTCGTCCTTCTCGTCGAGCAGCACGTCCATGCCCTCGACGTACCAGTAGACGCGCCTGTCCTCCTTGCACCAGATTTCCCAGACGCCGGCACGCTGCCACGGGTCGTTCTTCAGGCTGTCGGTCTTGCTGTCGGCCTGCTGCCGGCTGGCGCGCTTCTGCTCGCCGTCGCCATACGGCACCTTCTCGGCCATGCGGTCACCGAAGCGCTTGGCGATCGCGTCCTTGGTCATCCACGCCCTGAAGGCAATCCAGCGCACCTCGCCCCATACCCGGGCCGGGCTCCAACGGATGTCGCGCCACCCGACATAGTCGACCGGCACGTCTTCCCAGACCTTGCGGCTTTCGGTGTAGCCCTCGGCCATCACCTGCCCGTCAGGGCCCATCTGCGGCTCGACCTCCTCGTCCTTGAACTCGGCCTCGTAGCGGACCCGGGCCACGCCCAGCCCCACCGTCAGCCTGTCGTCGAGGCAATAGCGGAGCACGTCGGCATAGTCGTCGTCGTCTCGCTGGATGTCGGCATTGAGCACGCGCTCAAGGATGTTCGACGCCACCCGGGCGATGTCGTCGTTCGCGTCGTCAAACCTGCGCTTGCAGTCGATGGTCGGCAGGTTGCCGTACAGCATCGACCGGAGCGTCTGAATGTTGGCGGTGAAGAAGTTGAGGCGGTGCTGGCTGCCGCCCTTGGAAATGCTGCCGCGCTGGTCGAGGAACCGATCGACGATCTTCTCGCCGTCGCGGCTCCAGTCGCGTATCTCCTTGTCGGCCGCCTTCATCTCGGACTGCCACCGATCGGCGCTGCCCGATGGTGAGTCTTCAAAGTCGGTGCGGCTGGTGATCAAGTCCTGCTTGTGCATACCGTCGTCGCCCTGTCAAGTTGGGGGAAGTGTATCATCCCATGCTCGCTGCGCCACCCTGTCCGTACCTCTCGCGGTCCTCAAACAGTACATCCAGCTGGTAGTGGCGGTCCATGCCCTTCGCTGCCGGCTTCTCCTCGGCGAACTGGGCCGGGTCGTGCTGCTGCACCAGCGCCATGTAGCGGGCGGCGTCACCGCCGTGTGAGTTCTCGTCGTGGAGCGGGGTGTCGCTGTAGGCCTTGCGCTTGCCGTTCCACTGCCGGCGGTAGTTGCTGAGCCGGCTGATCCCCAGCGCGCAGTTCTGCTGGTCGATGTACCACTTCGGCATCTCCATGCGCACCGCCTCTATCCCGTCCTGCACGCTCAGCTGGGGCGTGATGCGCACCGGGAGGTCGCGGTCGAGGCATTGTTCGACGACCGACTTGCCTGTCTGGAACGACTTGGCGCGCGCGTCGTGCGGCAGCCATATCGTGTCGTACTCGTACCCTTTGGCCTGCCAGTACCTGATCCACCAGTCGAGCGGGCGGCTGTCGAACTCGTCGTAGTCGATGACCCGGTAGCCCTCCGGCATGACCTGCCAGTACCAGCACGCCGTGCTGTCGGTGTAGCCGAGGTCGGTGGCGATGCTGACCTTGGCGCCCGGTATATGCTGGAACTCGCCGATGCGCTTGGATGCCCGGGCCCGCTCGACGTACTCGCCCCAGTAGCTGCCTGACCGCGGGGCGACGAACGAGCACTCAAACTCCTGCGCGTAGACCTCCGGGCTCATGGTGGCCCGCAGGTGGGCGAGTTCGTCGTTGGCGATCAGCCCGGTCACCGACACCGGCAGCAACTCGGTGTGCCAGTTGTCCGGCATGCGCACCGCCTGCTCGCGCTGCTCCCAGAAGTGGTTGCGCCCCTTGGGGGTGCCGCTGAAGATGGCCCAGCCGCCCGTGGCGGCCAGCATCGGCAGCAGGATGGTCTGGTAGACGTCCTCGGCCCAGTCGGCGTACTCGTCGGCCATCAGGCCATGACAGGCCATGCCGCGGAGGGCATCAGGCCGATCGGCACCGAACAGCCGGATGCGGGCACCGTTGGGCAACTCGACCCAGAGTTCCACCTCCGAGCGTCTCACCGCAAGGTCACGCGTCAGGTGAGTCAGAATATCCCACGCGATCGCCTTGGCCTGTCCGTAGAACGGGGCGACGTAGAAGTAGCTGCCGCCCTCTGGGTTACTCAGCGCCCGCCTGAGCCCCTCGGCCAGCGTGGCGAAGGTCTTGCCCCCGCGGCGGTGGACTACCAGCTGCGTGAAGCGCTTGTTGGCGTGGTGAAATCCCTTGAACGCCTCCCGGGGCGTGTAGGGCACAACCAGCGTGGTCACTCGTCAGGCTTCCCGAAGATCACCGTGATGGGCCCGCCGTTGTTGCCCTGATGCTTGACGTCCATGGCCTTCAGCTGGGGCAGCAGGAACTTGAGCGGCCGCTCGGCCATCATCTGCAGGTTGTTGTAGTCGCCCTCGGTCACCGGCCTGTGCTCGCCATCGGCCTCGGCCTCACCGGCGTCCACCTTGGCGCGCGCCTCCACGCTGGCCTTGGCCTGCTGGTAGTTGGAGATCATCTCCTCCAGCAGGTTGAGTTCAGGGTAGCGCTCGTGAATCTCGGCGACCCAGCGCCCCCGCGGCTTGTTGGTGCTCCCAGTAGGACGTGCCATAGTTTTATACCCATAACCTCCTGATGATTCAGGTGGGGTTGTGTGCTTGTTGCTTATGGTAGCACGGGTCAGTCATGGTTGCGCTCCTCCTCGTCTACCTTGGCGATGTCGAGCAGGGCGAGCACGAGGGTGCCGAGCCCTACGACCAGACAGCCGCCGACGAGTATCCATACCGCGGTCACACGCAGTTCCTCTGGTGCTCCCACGACTTGAGCGGGCGCCGGTCGAAGTGGCCGCAGTGGTCGAAGCCGCTGCGGGAGGGCGGCGGCCAGCCCTTGGCCTTGACGATATGGTCGATGGACCCGGTGTACCTGCACTCGCCTACTTTCTGGCGGGCCTCGGTCCCTGTCCAGTGCTTGCAACGGAAGCACGTCGGGCGATTCGCGAAATCACTCGGCATGCGGGGCGTGCTTGGCGATCGACAGGCCGAAGATGAACAGGCCACCGCCCGCGGCAGCTTGGATGATCAGGTGCCCAGTGTTGTAGTGGGCCTCAGCCCCAGCCGCGAGGCTGAGGCCGAGGACCATCAGGGCCAATCCCCAGAAGCGCATCAGTAGCAACTCACGCCGCCGCCATACTGGCGGTAGCAGTTCACGGTGCGCCCGTCGTCGTAGTAGATCGTGTAGTTGCCGCCGTAGTTCTCCTGAATACGGTAGCCGACGTCCATGGTGGCGCTCGGGTCATGCAGGCCCGTGCTCGGGACGTACTGCAGGCCGGCGTAGGCCGGGGCGGTGAGCAGCAGCGCTGCGATGGTGATGATCTTCTTCATGATCGTCTCCTGTCTCGTTGGATTATATCATTACATTGAAGGT